GTAACTCGTAAGTAACTAGGTGTGAGGCAATTCTGTGTGAGTGTCCTCGAATCAAGGAAACTTGCAGGTCTTCCATGTCTTTTCTGACAGCACCTGTGGCTGATACTGAGAGACCGTGGTGTACGTGAATGTCTCCAAAGCGGCGCTTAGGAAGTTCATTGTAATAGATATACTCATACCCCAAAGAATCCAATGACCATAGAGACTCTGGTGTTACGTCGTTTGCGTAGTCTGGAAGCTTCTTGTCAACATAATCAAAGATACGGATATCATGGTTTCCTAGCGCAGAGAATAACTGTGCGTTTGGAAGCATCTCTCTTGTCTTTGTATAGAAATCTCGTGCACCCTTTGACTCATGGCGCATGAGTGGAACAATTAAATCCTTACTGTCATTCTTGTGGTGCTCTAAAAATTCTGCTGAACGGCCTTCTGTATATTTACTATAGCATGCCTGATCATCCGTATCTCCAAGATAATCAACTACGTCTGGCTTAAACCACTTCATTACTTTAAACCATAGCTCAATCATCTTATCATCTTGGTATGGAAACTGCTGGTCGGATGAAAGCATCCACTTTAAATCGTTGCTCATTAAAAGCCTTTCTCGCTCTTATACAATAATACTCTTGCCCTGACTAACTGTCAAGTGTTTTTATGGGCATATCTATGTTCTCTTTCTGTACATGGAAAGAGATTACTTATTGAGTTGTTTTCTGTATCGCCATCTATGTGATGAACTGTTTCCCAAGCTTTGAGAACTCTACCTATAGATCTTTCTACAGATAGTCTATGTTCATAGTACCACCCGCCATCAAATGACTTCGGATGTTCTGGTACCCAGATGACTACATATTTATTTAGTTTTTTATTCTTACGACTTGACCAATTTAAAATTGGTTCGTACATCAGTATGTAACTTTAATGTCCAAGCCTAGATTTACGTACAGTCTACCGTACATACCTGTAGATGTACTACTTGGGCCAGTGCTGCCAGAAGTATACTTTCCAGTTACTGGCTTTGGTGTGTATGAAAGCTGATTACTGCTTACCTGAAGTCCAGATAGCTGTGCTCCAGTTGCAGAACGAAGAGTTCCTTCTTGTGCCCCTGACGGGATAAACATAAGGCTCTTAACATTAACTCCAACACATTGGAATGATTTAATTGTTTTTCCTCCAAGTGCCGACTGAACCATCTCAGTAGTAATATTTTTCTTTGTAAGAGTCTGTTGATTAAATCTTGCAATATAGCTTAGGTTAATAGAAAGATCTGTGATTGGTGCATAAGCATCTGCTGGATTAGTTTGAGTAGTTGTTGACCCAGAAGTTCCTCCAGTTGCACCAGCATTTGTTACTGTAGGTGCTTGTGGAGCAGGAAGCTTGTATATCTGAGCTATTTGACTAGCAAGGAAATTGACATTCTGAATGACCTTATTAAGGACTTCTATGTCTATAGGCTCCCCTGGTTCAAACTGCTTCAGATAATTTATTGTCAATTTATAGACTCCCCGTTTTTATGTAAATCAGCTTCTTTAGCACTAACCTCGATAATATATCCAGGATCTATACCAAACTTGGTAAAGAAATCTGGTGTAGTTATATGCTGTTTTAAACCGTTTACCACTAAGTATATTTTACCATTTGAGACGTCCTTGATCACACTACCGTCCCTAAAGGCTAGAATGCCCCCTAGAACGATCTTTGAGAGTGATTCTGGACTTCCATACCAAACCTTGAATCCCCAGCTCTGTAGAGCCCTGTCAGAGATAATCCTATACTTTTTATTATTCTTAATAAAATAAGTATTGGTACCATCAAAAACGGCAACTCCGCTAGGATATGCCGTAGGAACTAATGGTGGTTTTATTTCAGCCTTGGGCTGTTCCTTCTTCTTTCTTAGCATTTTCCTTCTCTTCAATAAGTTGAGTTATCTCTGCTCTAAGAACAGCTACCTGTGTTTCATAGTTTACTACAATTTCACCAATGCGTTGCTGTAGTGCAGTAAGCACTAGTTCTACTTTGTCAGACATTATTCTCCTAATGTAATTGCGTCGATAATACGGTCAAATGTGCTTAGCTTAGCAAGAGCCATATTAATCTCTTGGCCTACCTCGTAGTCGCCAGAGTCAATCTTTGTATCTACCTGTGTCATTAAAGACTTTAGGTCTTCTGACATTGCCTGGAGGATCCCGTCCATTAATGGCTTTGTTTCTGGGTTGCCTATAGCATCCTTAAATGGGACAGGAATTTCTCCCACAAGGACGTCGGTATCGTCAAAGATTCTTTTGACTACCAGATTACCCATTGTTTCATAGGCTATTCTCATTATTCAGCCTCTACAGTAGCAAGTTCTGCCTTGATTGCATCGATCTGTGTTTGCTTTTCAGCAATTTCAGTAGTAAGTCCAGATAGCTTTTCGGCATCTGGAGCAACTCTAGCCTGCTCGGCAATTTTATTTACTTCTAAAGAAAACTGTGAATACTCAAGGTTTCTTAGCTGCCCCTCTAGAATATTTACTTTTTCGTCTTTTGATAAGTATTGATATGTCATTATTTCCTCCTTTTCTATTATAGCATTAAGCATTCAACTCGTCTAGGATATTCTCCAGAGACATAATAATGTTTGAATAATCAATTATATCTTGATTGTTCATATCTATCTTTATCTGATCCCCGTGACTCTCAAGGGTACCGACTGAATTGTTGCTCTCCTGAAGTCTTTCTCTCCAGAAATCTATCTTATAATTTATTAAATAAACTTTATCTTCTTTTGTTATCATATTTATCCTAAGTCATATAAGTAGTTTGGCTTGAGACTACGCTACTTCCAGAGGCATTTCTTGCAGAAACGTATAGAGTATAGTTTCCAGCCCCCTGCCAACCACTTCCATCGTATCCTGGCCTAAAGCTTGTTCCCGTATATGTATATTGATTATTTGTTGTATACACAGATCCAGTAGGTCCTTGGCAAAATATTGAGTATGCCGTAGGAGAATTTGTATAGCTCCAAGTAAAGGTTCCACCTAGAGGCAGAGAGTTGTTTCCAGTAAGACTTGATAGAACTGGGGCAGACCCTCCTCCGCCGCCGCCTGATGTAATTGGGCCAAGCTCCTGTCCCGCAGTTAAGCCAGAAGAGCCTCCTGCATTTGTAGCTGAAGCATAAGTTCTAAAGTATCTCTGACCGCTATCGTAATCTGCTTGCGTAATCGTATAGGTACTGCTTGTTGTATTTCCAGCATTTTTTGATAAAGTCTCTCCACTAGAAACAAACTGGGTTCCACGATATAGTCTTAAATCATAGCTTGTAGGGCTTCCACTCCATGATCCCACCCCAAAAGTAAAGGTAGATCCTACGGAGAGCCCACCACTAAGTGTAGGCTGACTTGTATTTGATGGAGCTGCAACTGGAGTATTAACCGTAAAACTAGTTTCTGCTGTTGCATTTGGCAATGTTCCATTTGAAGCGGTAACAACACACTTCCATCCATAGTTTGGATAAAGTGTATTTATATTTGATGCAGGGCTAAATGTTGTTCCAGTTGTATACTGAACCCAGCTAAAACTGCTACTGCTAAAATATTGCCAGGAATAAGAGTATGATATTGGTGCAGTTCCGTTCCAACCACTAGCAGATGCCGTATAAGTTGTAGACCCAGCTGTACCAGTTGATGGACTTACTGTTACAGATCCGCCACTTGGGGCAACAGAAGGGGCTGGAATTGGACCAACTTCTTGGCCTGCAACAATAGAAGACGATCCTCCAGAATTTGTAGCAATAGCAAATGCTCTAAAATATCTTTGTCCGCTATCGTAGTCTGCTTGGGTAATTGTATAACTTGTTTCAGTTGTTTCGGCATACACTGTAGCGCTTGCAACCAGAGTCTCAGAAGTTGCAACGTTTGCAGTTCCTCTATAAATATAAACTGTATAGCTTGTTGGTGAATTTGACCAAGAGCCTGGTTTTGCTTTTATGACTCCTCCGACAGATACAGTTCCAGTTAAAGTTGGCTGTGAAGTATTTGCTGGAATTGGTACGACCACGCCAGTAGCTATAGAGGTTACGACATAAGGAGTCCAGGTAGTTCCATCTGATGAGGCAGAAACCATATAATATTGTGGACCTCTTCCAGATGGAACATATCCATTTTTATCTGGGTCTGATGGACCCCAGGCCCAAGAACCGCTTGTTGATGTTATAGTTGATCCATTCACAATTTTTTCTTCATCCCAATAATCTGCTGCAGAGCCAGGAACAACTCCATTAAGATTCCAATAAATTCTATATCTACCTGCATTAGCTGCTCCAGACCATGATACAGTTACTGTTGTTTGGCTTCCATTATTAGAAGCTGTAACTGAAGTTGGAGCCGTTGCAGCTTGAATCTGAGTAATAAGGCTTGGACTGTATACTGTGGTTGATCCTCTTTGGTTTGTTGCAGTCACTGAGCATCTAATAGTTGCTTCTTCTTGAGGCGTGTACGTATCAGTAGTTGCACCATCGCCAGACAAGTTTGCCCAGTAGTATATGTTTGGCCCAGGAATATAGGTATACTTTTGCCACTGATAATCATAAGTATTGCTAGTGTAGTCATAATTTTCTCCAGCAGTCCATACAGCACTTACTGTTACTGGGCTTCCTACGTAAGCTTTGTAAACACCGCTAAAATAAGTTGCTCCTGAAGAGTAGTAAGGCTCTACTGATATTTTAGGAAAGTCTGGGTACGACATCTTAAAATAAGATCCATCATGCACGTACACCTTACTAACATAATTAAAAATACCGTTATTATATAGACGAATCTTTGTAGCCTCGCCAAATGCCGCTGTGTCGCTAAATGGGTTATAGCTTGTGACTACTTTAATTGTCATATCAATATACTATCCAAAGATCTCCAGCTTGGAATGATGCCGTTGGTTGAACTCCAGTGGTATAGAATATTTTATTAGATGTTGACGAACCAGTTCCGTTTGTGTATCCGCCAGATGTTCCACCTGTTCCATTTGAGGCTGATGTAATTCTTCCGTAATCATCTACTGTAATTGTTGGGTTTGTATATGTACTAGCAATTACTGCTGTTTGTGCAAGATCTATATCATTAGCATTAACAACAATTCTTCCCGTGTCTGCTGTTGCTACGTTAAGTGTTACAGTGCCAGTTGTTCCTCCGCCTGTTAATCCTGCGCCAGCGGTAACTCCAAGAATGTCTCCCGTGCCAGATGCGCTAGAGCTTCCTAGGCTTACGTATCCAGATGAGTCAACTCTTAAGTTAGAGTATGTTCCTGCTCCAGATTTAAATCCATCAAGTCTTATGTTTGTAGCTTTTAGTCTTAGCAGCCCCATGCTTAAAGATCCGCTTCTAGGACCAATAGTCATAGTTGCATCCCCTGGTGTTGCCATCCAAATTCTAGTATTGCCACCGTAGTCAATCCCATTTGCTACTTCGTTTGCTCTTTCTATATGGAGTCTAAATGGACCAAATAAGTTAGCTCCGTACGATCCTCCACCGTGATACCCATTCCATCTCATAACTTCTATACCATTTTGAAGTGGCCATAGCTGCTCTGTATTATAATTATCTACGTCTGTTCTTACAGAAACTGTTGGTCCATAAACAGATTCTCCAGACTGTGCATCGCTAGCATTATTGCTGCTTACCAAAATATAAGAGGAGTCTGTAGAGCTAGTAAACGTTCCACCCATAATCTGGAGAGTGTTAGCATCTCTTGCAACAATAGATGATGTCTCTCCATTTAGATATATTCCACTGAGACCGTTAGCTGAGAATATCTTCATGCTGCTTCCGATTGCTACTCCATGGGAAAGGGTTCCCGACTCTGCGTAAATATCACCTTGCATAAATAGGTCGCCAGAAGTATTAATTCTAAATCTCTTAGCAGTAATCGCTCCAGTATCCAGATTAATAGATGTGCCTGATGTTGAAAATGCTGAGCCATCTGTTGCACTAGCATATCCAGAAGACTTTATAACTCCAGTGGATATAACACCTCCAACAATACTTGTTGAGTTTGTCGATCCCGCCGAAGAGTTAATCTTTGCGATAGCAGAGCTGCTCGCAACATTCCCAAGAGTTGCGTCTGCTTTGCCTGCAAGATCTCCAGTTGTTGCATATCCATTTAAATCATCTTGCTGAACTATATTAGAGCCAGTGCCTATAATATTTAATGTGCCGCTTACTGTAACCGATCCATCTGTTCCAACGCTAAAGTTTGGACCCATGTAGATACTGCCATCTGAATAAAATCCAACTAATTCATTATTAGAGTTTGTCGCTGTCAGAGATCCTGGTTGAATATTCCATCCACCGATTGTTCCACCAATTGCATAAAGCTGACCAGTACTAGAGTAAATAGCAGCCTGAAGAGTTCCTCCAGTTGTTGCATTGTATCCAAATACTCCGCCCGAACCTATCTCTACACGACCAACATTTCCAGTAGCACGTATTGCTCCACCATTTAGAAGAATGTCTCCACCGCTATTTAATGTTACGTTTGCGCCAAAGGTAGACGCCTGAGTTACATTGAGAGAGCCTTTAACTGTTAGCGCTGCTCCGTCCCACGAAAGCTGATCTTTTAAGCTAAACTTACCAAGAGCATCAAAGTAAAATGGGGTGTTAGTGTTGTTATATGTTCCAGCCCCATAGTAAACTGCTGGTACTGATGCTGTTCCATCAATAGTAATCTTATTTGTGCCTTCGTCATCACCAACGAAAAGCTTTCCTACGATACCTGTATTTGTCTTAAGTCTATCTGCATCGATTGTATTTGCAACAACCTTATCTCCAACAATAGTGTTTGCTGCTATAAGATTGCCTACAATAGTTCCCGAAGTAATAGAAGTCTCTGCGTTAATAGTTCCAGGTGTTGCAGATACTCCAGCCGTCCAGGTTCCCTGGTTGCCGCTTGAGTCGATAGCACGGACTCTTACATAGTAGGTTGTGTTAGTGGTAAGCCCAGTAAATGTTGCAACTGTTCCAGTAACAACTCTATCCTGTATTGGGCTAGAGAAATCAGAGTTATCATCTATCTGGAACTGATATGTTCCTCTTCCAAGGTCTACGTCGTTCTCAGAGTTTCTATTCCAGTATGCGACTACATTATTAAATCCCGCCACTGCTACTAAGCCAGTTGGAGCTGCTGGGACTGTTGTGTCTCCAGGAATCAATACCGAAACTGGGGTAGCTGGTGTGTAGCCAGTTGGGTTACTTCCATCAGTAGCATTTACTTGGAAGTAGTATGTAGTACCTGATCTTAATCCAAAAATTCTTGTTGTTACTTGTGGGTGCTGGATAAACATGTAAGCATCCCATGTTGTAGTGCTTCTTCCGTATCTAACATAATATCCAAGTGCGTCTGTTGATGAAGATCCAGTCCAGCTTACATCAGCATAGCCAGTTGAGCCAGATGGGTCAGCTGAATCATTTGCAGCGGTAACCGATAGGCCAGAAGGTGGTGCTGGTGGAGTTGTATCAATATCCAAACTTCCTGCGCTTACAGAATCTGAAGCTTCAGAAAACGCTGATACGTTATTTGATCTATCTACTCCAGTAAACTTGAAAGTAAATGGTCCAGTTCCAAGTGTTGAAACATATGTGATTGTTGCACCCTTAGATGCTATTGAGCCAAACTTAGTATATGTAGTTCCGTTAGTAGATACGTGTACATCTACTCTATTGAAGTCTAGTGGCTCTACATATCCAGCGTCTGACCACTTTACCGATACCCCGCCTACAACAGAAGTTACTTGTGGCTTAGATGGAACTGGTGGTGGAGTTTGATCTCCAGTAACCGTATAGTTAAAGAATGCAGACCATGGACCAGTTTGTCCCTGATCATTGCTTGCTCTAAACCTAAAGGTCCAAGTTCCTGGGACTAAGCCCTGTATCGTCTTCTTATAGGCCATTACAAATTAAATCCTAATCTGTATTCAATATCAAATGGGTATCCGCCTTCAACTACTAACGGTGTTGCAAGTAGTGATCTGCTGACTAGTGTCGCTTTATCAAGATCAGAGTACTCATCAAATCTAATACCATCCATTGTAACTACAGAAGAGGATGAACTTGCTACTGATACTGAAATGCTTGTTGTGTTTTGGATAAGCGGTGCTCCAGTTACAGTCATAGAAGAAAAATCAATTGTTTTAACGTTATAGCCTAAAGCCATATTAGCTGCAGGGATTGTAGCTGTATAGTAGTTTGAAGAATCATTTGCAAACTTAATCGATACAGATGTAGGTACAGATGAAGCAACATTAAATGCCACCTTCATTTTATCTCCAGCAGTATAGCTTCCAACGTAAGAAGATATGTTGTCATATGTAGAAGTTGTAGTTCCGCCAGAAGCAGTAATCTGTAGTCCAGAATCACCAATTCTAAGTAGCGGTGTGCCCTCAAGATCATTAGAAACAAATACTACATTTGCTGGTGTTGACCAAGCTTCGTAGGTATCATCAAATACTGCTATCAAATCATTGTTATCGTTGATATCGCTAATGCCGCCAAGCAGAACTCCACCTATTGAGGCAAGTCCTGCTTCTGTGATAACGCCCTTAAACACTGCTGGGAGAGTTGCTCTAAATACAATTTGGGTTGGAGTTTGAGTTGCATCGACAGTCTTGAACTGTACTGGAACTGGGAAGATTTCAAATCCCATGAACTCGTCAGTAACAGCTGGAGTGCCTGTGCCTACTCCTAAAGTAATCTTAGTAGCATACTCATATGATTGCTTAGATAAGTAAGCAATTACTGAATCCTTACCCTTTGTGGTAATAATGTTTTTAGAACGGTATACTTCAACACCGTTCTTATAGAATACATATTCTCCCTTAAGAGATTCTGTAGAATTCAACTTCATAGAAATCCGCTCCCGTCAGATCAGGTAGTGTAGCAATAACATCTGCCATATATGTACCATCTCCAGTAAATTTTCCAACCTGGCTAAACTCAACAGTAGTAATTACGCCAAGAGGTGTGTTCTCAAGCTCTTCATCAAATGGCAGCTCGATGTCGTACTCTTCTTTGTCCATTGTTTGATCAACAACGTCAACAGTCTTTCCTTCATACTGCTCTGCAGTATTTACCCCGCCTTGCTTTACATAGGTATAGCCATAGGGATCTTCTTGATTTTTACCGCCTACTAGGTCTGCGTCTTGGTCACCTGGACCAAATAGGTCTTCAGTGCCTTTTACTTGCCTATTTGAATAGGTTACTTTAGATTTTGTCATGACACTTCCTGTAGCGTTAAACTAGTAGTCAGCCCGTCTTGGAATGACTGGCTAATTCCAGTCACAATAAACGAGTGCGTTGAAGAAGACAGACCTAAATCTGGATGCTCAACATCTACTGTATCTCCTAATTGTACCAGAGGATTGCTAAATATTTCAACATTTACATTAATAACGTCATTAGTTTTACCATTTTTAACCACTGAGGATTTAGACTTAATAAAATCAGCTAACCCCTTGGCCTGATCATAAGACTGAATCCACTCTGAGTCTACCTCAAACTTTGCGTCATCTGACCTAGCCTTTGATATAGAAATCTTATACTCCTTGGCATCAAATTTCTTTAATGCATAACCAATTAGTTTAGGATATTGCGCTGTAGCAGTTCCTGGGAATGAGCTAGATAATGAAGTAGGAAATGTTGACTCATTGATCAAGGCTATCTTGGCTCTGAATGAATTAGACGAAAGGATAGTAGCTCCGTATCTAGTTATAGATGCGCCTGCAGCAATTTTAACTGGGGTAGCTGGGAACTTCAAATAATCAAACTCTTCAATTCTAATCTCTCTAATTACTGGATAGAACTCATAGTAGTCATATGTATTATCTTGGTTAGGCTTATTCACTGCTCCTAGATATCCCGCCGCAACTACCTCTGTTGTAAATCCTCTGATTGAGTCTGCAAAGAATGCTCCGTCCTGTAGGGATCCAGAATCATTTGCTCCCCAAGCGCCGAACTTTGAGAAGAAGGCTGTGCTGTCTCCAGCCACAAAAACTCCTGCCTTTGTAGTTCTTGGTAGTGGAGTTGAGTCTTCAACCTGACAAATTAACTGCCCCATGATGTATAAATCTAGGCACATCTTTTTGTTTCTTTCTATTCTAAGAACTTGAATATCATAATCTTGAACAGTCTCAAAGGAAACGCTGTCCTTGAATACAGTATTTTCGCTATCTCTCTTGAACTTATCTTGAACAGAATCTATTGACGCAATATTGGTTCTTACACCAGAAGTAAGCTTATATATATTAATAGTCTTATTTGCATTGGCTTTGCCATAAGACTCTACAGTAGCTCCTAGAGCAAACTCTATAAAATATCCGCTGTTATTTGATTCATTGTAGTCTATTGCTATTCCGCCCAGGCTATCTGTATCATTATCAACTTCAGTAGGCTCTTTTAAGACAATACGCATTGTAGTCTCAAATCTCTTGTAATTATCTTTCTTTAAGGTGACTAGCCCAAGCTGAATATTCTTTCTACGCTCTGCTGGCTTAGTTTCCTTAAGTGTACTCTTGCCAGATGTATTATCTGTTGACAAGCGAAGTGCTGAGTTCTCTATGCTAAAGGTTGGATTATTTACAAATGTAGAGGAAGCTGTACCTACTTTAGCTGTCCTAATAGACCAGGCCCCATTATCGGGGCTAGCTGCAGAGTGTGCCTTTTCTGTTGTTCCAAACTGCCCACGCTTAACCCCAGTAAGCTTTCCTGTATGATTAATAAATGCTATGCCAGGATCTGATGCTATTAGTGACTGGTACTCTTCTTTGCTCTGTATCTTTTTTTCTTCTTGCCCACGTCCATCATTATATTGAACCAAAAACTTTGTACCATCGTAATAAATGATTTCTCCATTTATATATAGGTACCCCTTATAAGAAATTATGCCATCTGCAATAACTAGCTTAGGCTCAGAATTTTTTTGAATGATCTGCTGGGTAGAAGGCACCTTTATTTGTATATCAGCTGTGCCCATAGGAATAGCATAAGCTAGTCTTGTTGCTCCCAATGTCCACTCTGTTGGAGGCTCCCAGATAGTTGTGGCATAGCTTGCTCCTCTAAATCCTATGACAGCATCCTTATTTGTTGAAGACTGTGCAGCATTGTATGTTGTTAGAACATCGTTCTGGACTTCATATCCTCTAGCAGCATACTTGACTACTAGGTTACCTATTCTTGGCTTTGCACTTTGCTCAAAGTTTAAGATGTTGGGAAGAGTAGTTCCGCTTTTATTATAAGTAAGAAGCTGCTCTGTTGTCTGTGCGTCTAGCACGTTGCCCTTTGCTTTAAATACTGGTCTTCCAACTTCGTCAAAAAATACAGCTGACTGGTATGAGACGCATAGCTGCTGAAGAGTATCCCAGAATGTTTGCTCATTGCTCATCCAGAAAGTTCCTACTGTTTCATTAAGACTATTCTCAACATTGATAATAGCTTCATTAAGTCCTATTGCATCAAATGCAGTTCTCATCGCTTTGCCAATTGTATACTTTGGACCAATAACCATATCAGGAGCAGTTGTCTGCTGAAGAATCTTTGCCATATCGTAGCACTCAACTGAAGCAGTTGTGTTTGGGCTTATGCTCCAAGAATCCATAAATCCAGTAAATTGAGGAATTACATCTGATCCAATAATAGAATAAATCTTAACCCCAACACGCTTATCTAGTATTCCATAGTACTTTGCAGATTCTTTTTCATAGCTAAAATCATTTAGTGTATTATCAAATGCTACAGATGCTGAATTAGAGCTTATCTGTCCTACTGGTAGAACACCGCCATCCTCAAAAAGGTTCTTCTGTATGCTCCAAGAAACTACGTCTGCTGAGACATCCGCCTCTAGTCTAGGAGATATTTCAATGATCTCAAGTGGGTAGTAGCCAACATTGACTGTCTCCACCAAAACCTTTATGCCAGAAATCGTATCTACATTTGTAGATATAGATGGAGACGTATGCTTTGTTGTGCTCCATGTAGTGCCGTTATAGTAAATTATTAATCCGCCTGCAGTCAGGCCATTAGTATTATCATAAGCAAATAGCTGAGTCCAGGCATTATTCTTAAATCCATAAACCTTAAACTTTTTAGGAGTTGAGTGTGCTGTTTCAAACTTTACGACAATCTTATTAGTCTTGAATGATCTATCATACTTTGCATATATGGACTTATTAACGGCAGTAGAAGACTGTCCTTTTCTAAGTAATGCCCAATACTTATATCCGTCATCTTTTGATACAAAGTAGTTTCTTATAGGATTTGTATATGATGTTGTTACGGCAGATATTGCTCCGTAGATTCCCTTTAGGATCCCGCCAACATATGTTCCATTATGAACAGCATATTCTCCAGGTCTAATAAAGCTAACAACTGAAGTTAGAGGATAGACCTCTTCCTTATATCTATCATAATTGGTTGAAGTTTCAATTACTTTAAGGTCGCCAGTTTCTTCATCATAAGAGTAGAGGGCAGAATCATCGATACCCATTTCAGTAATTCCAGCATGTATATTATAGTTCCACTCAAGCATGACCTTCTGTGAAGTTTGTAAATTATGCTGAGTATCTATAGCTGATTTAGCATTTGGAAAGCTTAACATTAAACCTCCTCTAGCGCTATTTGAATATTCATCCTCATGTATGGCGTAGTCGCTGACGGATTACGCTTTATTATCTCAAATGAGCATGATGAAAAATTAACTAAAAACTCCTGATATGTGTTTGCACCCGTGGTGCTAAATTTTTGAACAACTTTAATATAAAAAGGCTGAGTATTATTTTTGTAAAATTCGTAGATCTGGCTTCCAGCCCAACCACCGTCTACTGTATATTGAGACATATTTGGGACATCTCTCCAAGAAAGATCAAACTTATGCTTTTGAGCAATAACATTTTTTCTCATAGTTCCATTAGCAGTTCTTTGGCTAGTAGATATTTCTTCCATATTTACGCTAAGGGCTGACCTGTTATGATCAGTAATTTTTGTATACTCTGTTGCGCCGACACCCTTAATATAAATTAAGGAGTCTTTCAATCCATTAACTAACCATGTCATACGCTCATATACCTCATATCTGTAGTTCTCTTAACTTCGGCTCCAAGATCCTTCTTAATTTTAGCAATGATTTCATCCGAACTGCATCCTGGCTCTGTAATATTGATATTACCAATGGAAACATTAACGCTAGAGTCTTTACGACTTCCCGCATCTTGCATGTTTTCAAATACTCTTGGATCAACCTGTCTTCTATTAAGTCTTTCCATATTAGCAACACCATAGTAATTAACTGCCCTAGCGCTTTGCATAAATTCTCCTCTAGAGGCTCTTATCAGGTTAGAGTCTGAAACTGAAGTTCCAACCCCACCCATGTACCCCCCGCCTGCATAACCCTTAACGCTTCCGCCCATCCAAAGGCCCTGTGCATTTTTTGCTCTTATGAGGTCGTTCTTCTTTTCATCATATCTATACTTTTCTCCAAATATAGTTATAATTTCATTATCTACAAAAGGCTCTCCTCTTCCAGCTGCAGCTGCAATAATTGCTTTCTTCTGTTCTCCTCCTAGTGCTGAGGCCACGTCGCCCTTGCCTTCTGCTACTGTTACTCCTGCGATAGCGCCGAGTTCTGTAATATTCTTAGGATTCTTTGCTGTTCCAGCAGGGGCATTTAGTCCAGCGGCTAAACCAGCCATCTCTGCTTTTATTGAAGAGAATGTGCTCGATAGTGTTGCCATAGCAGCCTTGAGCGCTTCTGGGCTAAGCATTCCCTTAAACTTTGACTCGAACCCAATATACTCTGGGCTCTTTATAAACTCTTCTAAAGTCATTCCAATCTTGCCACTCTTCTTGAATCCATCAACAAGAGAGGTTATTGCGCCATTAACATTATCCTCTAGCAGTTTAGCTTTTCCAGCAGTATTACTCATTGCTGTAGAAGCTCCATCTAGATTCTTTAGCTTATCCTGTAAAGCTTTTTTCTTATCATCGTTAGCTATGTCTTTTTCAGTTTTAGCCTTGTCCTGCATAAATCTTAATGACTCAGCCTGCATATCCAGCTGAGCTCTTAGTGCGCCTTCCATATCTCCAGAGCTAAGTGCTCCAAGATAATCTAAAGCAAGGTTTCTTCTCTTCTCTTCGTACTTAAGCTGAAGCTCTTTAATCTTATTGATATTGGCTTCTTTACGAGCAATTTCATCAAGTGCGTCAAGCTGTGCCTGTATTGCTTTTTTAGCAGCGTCATTATTTCCTCCGCCACCTCCTGCAAACATATTGCCGATAGAAGACTGAAGATCTCCCTTTGCCTTAGTTAGAGCTTCGTTTGCCTGGTAGAGCTCAAACTTTGCACGAATCATCATTCCGTCATAACCATTTAGTTCTTCTAGGCTTGTTATGACTCCCTCAACACGCATCTTCATCGCAAGCAATATGTCAGATGAAGCTACACCATTTCTTTGAAGTCCAGCTAGAACAACCTTGTCTGTCTTAGTAAGTCCACTAATTGAATTAATGACACCGTTTAAAGCTTCTTCCGTGATGTCTCCTGCTGCTGCAACCTGCTTCATTGAGTCAGCAAATGTCGCCGCATCCTGGTTTGCCATAGCATTATTTATTGCTTCGATTGCTTGGGCCGTAGCTGTTCCAGATGTAGCTTCTGCTTTTTGTGCTGCAGTAAGCTTTGCGTATGCATCTGATAGCTCATTAATATATTTAATTTGATCTGCTGTATATCCACCAGACTCAACACCACCTTGTGTTGCTAAACGCATAGCTGACTTAGAATCAAATCCATACCTGATTGATTCATCAAGCTTCTTGCCATAGTCAGTATTAGTTACAAATCCTTTACCAATCTTATTCATGTTTATGCCCACGGCTTCTGATGCAGAGGTTCCAGATAAACCAGTTAACATCATCTTAAGATCTGTGGCAAATCCTTCCTTGCCTGCTGCCTTAAGAATTGCTGCCATCATCTGCTTTGCTGTTTCTTCTGAAACACCTGCAGCAATATATGAAAGATACTGAGCCCTAAACTCATCCTTGACTTCTGCAAAAGTGTCTGCGCCCTTTGTCTTTTCACGAAGTGCTCCAGTTGAAGTTGCAGTACTAGCTTCTAAGGCTGCTTTTGCAAGTAGGTCCAAGGCAGAGGCTGCCTCTGCAGACTTTCCAACAATTTGCGTAAGCTGAACATCTCCAATAGTTTTAAGATTTACTCCAGCTGCTTTTGCGTACTCTTTATCAATCTGATATTGCTTTACATTTAATGCTGCTATATCTCTTAGTCTGTCTAGGGTCTTCCAAAGAGCTGTAGCTGCTGGTATTATTGCACCTAGCGCAGCTCCTACTCCAGCTCCAATTGGACCAAACATCATTCCCATAGATGCACCCATCATTGCTCCACCAGCAATATTTCCAGCAGTATTGGCTGCGCCACTACCTCCAGTAGGCATCATTGAAGCGCCTAGACCCAATCCCATCATAGCCATAGATGATCCCATTCCTGGCTTCATTAATCCCTTAATCCCTTGCTTAGAAAACATTCCCTTAACCTTGGAGAATCTTCCCCCAGCTACAATCTGAGCTCCGCCTGCTGTACCATTGTCTGCACCCATTACAGCTGATGCACTATTTGCAGCAATTACTGCTTCTTCAATCTCTCTTTGTGTTTCTAATTCTAACTTTTCTTTAGCAATCTGAAGTTTTCCTATAGCTGCACGAACCTTTGGATTTTTAGCAGCATCATCTGCGGCTAGCATATTTCCAGCAGAGTCAAATACTTGAGCTACTCCATCAACAAACTTAATTGTTACAACGCCTAGTCTCTTTGTCTTTGTGTCGACTACACCAGAAAGACCAGCAACCTGTGACTTGAAGTTTGCTTCTGACTGCTGAATTGAAGTTGCCAACTGAGTAAAAGCCAGAGCCGAAAGGTTAGCTAAGTTTTGTGCAAGTCCCGTAGCACCGTTACTTTTTGTAAGTAGCCACTTTGACATCTGTGAGTCTGCAGATAAAAGCTCTACTTCTAGAGTTTCAAATTTTGTTATAAGTGCAGTACTTCTTGACTCTAAATCATTTCCACTATTGTAGGCAGCTCTTCCTATTTCTGTATAGTTTGCAACCTCTTTATCAAACTGAATTCCTTGTGCTGCCGCTGCACTTCTTATAGCATTTAGTGCTGACTCTGCATCTCCAGATTGCATTGAGTCTAGCATCTGTGCTCTTAAAGCATTAGCCTGATCTTTATTAAGCCCCTGAAAAGTCTTCCATGTTGCTAGCTGTCTTGATTGAGCCGATAGGTATGTGTCTAGGCTTGGCATTAATGCTGCAAGCTCCTGCTCGCTTAGCTTATTAAACTCAGCAAGGCTATCAAATTTTGCTGCATATGGCTCCATTGCAGCGCTTCTGCTTTCTCCATTTGGAATTAGACCTGGCATATTAGCGCTCATCTTTTCTTGGAAAGGAGCAGCCATTGAGTAGTCTCTTGTTCTTGGAATATACGCACCCTGAGTCATCATCAATCCAGTTAGTCCAGATCCATATCTAGAAGATAAAGAACTTGAAGTTTGAAGGTGGCTAAAGTCTGCACCTGTTGTAAGGTCTCCAGCTCTACTTCCAGGTCTTGGAGTAAATCTCATCGCCTCTGTTCCAGACATTGCTGCGCCAGTTGAAGCAGTTTCTTGAGTCTGCATTAATCTTTGCATAGACTCAATAAGTCTATCAATTTCCATTCTTGCAACTTCCGTTGCCTTAGCTTGATCATAGAAGCTATCAGACATCTTATCTGTAGATAACTTGTTAGCCATAATTCTTTCATTTAGAAGCTCAAAACCTTTTGTGCCTGTAAACAATCTTCCCATAAATCCTGCAGCTTTTGTAAGATATCCAAAAAAGTTAAGGAATACACCAGACAACATGATAAGCGGACCAGCAAGTCCTACTACTACTCCAAGGATAGTCATAATATTCTTTACTCCGTCTGGGAGCTTATTAAATCCTTCTAGTAACTTGTTTAGTACACCTAGTACGCCAGAGAAGATTCCCAGGAATCCTTCTCCAACTCCCGCCATATTTGCCTTAAATGATTCCATCTGTCTAGCAAACTTTCCAGAAGCAGATTCTGTAAGTACTGCTAATTCTCGATTAGCCACATTAGCAAGCTCTATTGATGAAGCTTTCATAAGGTCCATAACCTGTAGGGTCTGGCTACCACTTGCCCCAAGGTTATCGAATAGGGCTGACATACGAGCAAACTGGAACTTACCAAATAGCTGTTCAATGGCTTTAGACTTTGACAATGGGTCAAGTTTTGATAGGGCTACCTGTAATGCCTGAACAGTTCCAACTAAATCTCCAGCATTATTATTAACAAGTCCTTGAATGTCGATTCCAAAGTTATTCAACACTTCAGTTGTCTGTTTTGTAGGGTTAATAATAGAAGCGAGACCTGACTTGAGTGCGTTTGCACCTTCTGCTGCGTTAATTCCACCTTCCTTCATTGCTGTAAGGAATAGTGCTAAGTCTTTTACATCGCCGCCCAAAGACTTTACAACTGGACCAGCTTTTGGAATTGCTGTAACTAGATCATCCAAGCTTGTTGAAGTTTGGTTTTCAACTGCGTTGAGGAAGTTAATTGATTCGCCAAGCTCTTGCGTTGAAAGATTAAATGCATTTTGTAGTGATAATGTTGCAGACATTGCATCTTGTCTATCTACTTCACCAAGAATTGCTAGTCTTGTAGTTTCTGCAACTGACTTAAGCAAGTCATCTCCAGTTTTTCCTGTTGCTGCAATATCAGCTGCTAGCCCAATAGTATCTTGAATTGGAGCGCCTAGATCTGCGGCTAGGCTTTTTGCGAGTGCTGTTGTTTGTGATCTGATAGCAGCAATCTCTCCAGAAGTTGCTCCACCAAGATCTCCGTAAACCTTAGCGAGTCTTGTAAGCTGCTTGTCTACCTCCTTGAACGAAGTTGCCGCTGATGCAGCAAACATTGTGAGTGGTACTGTTAACCCAACTGTAAGCTGACGACCAGCCCACTGCGTATTCTTACCAAGATTGATGAGCTCAGTAGATACTCCTTGAATAGATTTTCCGATAATCTTAAATGTTTCTGACTTAAGAGCCTTCATTGTTGCAGGATCTAGCCCATCTAATCCTGTAGGAGTAGATAGAACATTTCTTGCTTGACCCTGTGGCCCTACTGTTGTTGTAAGAACTGATCTCTGTAATCTAACTTGCTCTTCAGCAAGCTTTCTGATCATGCCTCTTTGACCCTTAACCTGAGTATTAAACTCTCTAAAGTAATCCTTGAGCTTTAATCTACCCTGATCTAGGTGCTTTCCAAATTCTCTTGTCTCGTTTGTTACGTCTACAAATGTAGAAGACCACATGCGACTGTTCTTCATACCCTCAATAAATTGCTTATTAAGTATGTCTAATGAGCCAAATGATGAGGAGCCAAGTCCTTGCAACTGATTTTGTAGTACGCCAATTTCTGCATTAGCCCTTTTAATTTCACCGATTAGATCGGAGAAATTGGCATTAGCATTGAAACTAATTACTACTTGTTGCGCCATGTGTTAATTATCCCAGATTTCGTATCCCAGACCCATTCCAATTCCAAATCCTTCTTCTCTCGCTAGAGAGCCTGAAAGGCTTGCTATGTCATTAGTCTCTGGATCGTCTCCTAGGGCTTCCCTTCTTACATCGTCAAACGATTTGGATTCCCCATTACTATCTGCATCTAGATCAACACCTTGCATGGCTGCGAGGAATCTTTTATCCTCGTAGTCCCGCTTGTTCATCTCTTCAACAGTAGCAATAAGCTCCGTTAACGATATATTTTCTTCTAGCTCTTGGTAATTTTTCCAAATACCTAAAAGAAAAACTTTTGCTTCTAAGGCAGCAAGATCAAGATCTTCCCAAGTCTGTGAGGACTTAGTTTTGTTGGTTAGTTCTCCCCAACCATCTTGCTCGCTGCCGCTATCAAATTTGGGTCACCAAGTTTGATTCCGCCACAAACTTCCATAATCTTCCAAATAGTTGGAACGTCTAGAGAAGCCTCTAGTGCGTCTGGGTCTGAAGCTAAGTCTGGCAAAGTACCTCTAAGGGCAATAGCGCTTGCTTTTAAAAATATGTCAATGGCTTCGTCTTCTGTCTTAACGTTGTCTAGTCCTGCAACAACACTCATGAATTCACGAAGTGCTTTAATTGGGAGCGGCTTTAATATAGCCTTATTCCCGTTTTGTAGTTCAATCTCTACGATATCGTATAGCTTGGTAGCCAATAGATGACCTCCTAAATAGTCCTTATTATTATACCAATAAACAGGTTAAAAAGACAAGGCCCCAGTTTCCTGGGGCCGAGGCTTTAATTAATATAAAATTAATTTAGTTCAGACGATCTACGATCTTGCCGTATGCATCTGAGTATGATGGATCTCCCAAGAGACGGAATGTCACTGGGAAAAGGGTTGCTTCATTACGCTTCAATGAGTGTGATGATGATTCTACTGAAAGCACACGACGTGCATAGTAGATACGCTCACGGTCATTGTTACCTGTTGAAGTTCTAGGAGCGTTACCGACTGCTACTAGAGCACGTTCAGTAGGCTCTTCGTTCAAAGCACCGATACCAAGAAGAATTGACTCTTCTGCTGTATCTGCGCCAGAATATTGAGACTCCTTAAGACCGAACACGATAAGAAGATTTCTTAGGGTTGCTTCGGTAAATGTTGTCTTGAGCATAACTCTCTGTGAAGACTTGAAGAGCTTTGCAACGTCGAGTTGCTGATCTACTTCTACCTCACCATAGGTTGGCTCGTACATAACTTCTAGACCATCAGATGTAAATCCTACGTTGTTCCACTTTGTGCTATCAAGAGCCTTACCAGCTGCTGCATTTGCTGCATCGTTGAAAGAACCTGTTGTTGTTACTGCGAATGGATCTGGAATTGTATAGCCAGCTTGAGTTGAATCTGACTTTGTAAGAAAGATATTTGCTGCGCCAATAATAATATTACGGGTTGTTGCCATTTTTTATTTTCACCTCCTCCTTTCGGATATTGGGGTTTGCGACATTTCCTCAAGACCAATAATACTTGATCTGGGGTTATTACGCAAATCTTCCCTCCGTATTTAAATCTCTAGAATAGGAATACATAATCGCTATGTCTGCCTCTAGTCTCCCGTCCAGTTCCTCGGCTGGATTAGGAGAATTTGCCTCTGTGAGGGCAAAATAATGGTACCTAAACGGACTATCTCCATCTAGGGTTTTAACGTACTTATTTAAGTCCTTAGCGCTATCATCAAATCTTCTAAATAGGTCAACCATCAAATTAGTGACAGTCAGTACCTTTGAAAACGAATTTGAGTAAATTTTAAATGTTAATCTCTCTTCACAGATCATCCAGTCTGTGCCATAGCCAACAGTATCCAAGTCATAGACAATGTATGGGAGTGGGTTTTCTCTATTCAGGACAAACTTAGTTTTAAATATATCCTGTTCTTGAGTAGGCATAATTGGGACATATTGGACATTTCCATCTCTATAGTCAGACGCAACCATGATGCCTTTATCTTGTAGCTCTTGCCAAAGCATCTTTCTAATCTCGTATACTGCACCTAATGCGTAATTAGCCATTTACTTCTCCTTCCGCCTTGTACATTCTTGTAACTTGATTAATATGTCTGGCTGAATTACCTTTTGCCATTTTGATGAATGTTGAAGGAGCTGATCCAGTGGACACCGATGACGGCATGTCCATGCCTGAAGCCTTCTGTGCCAGCTCTAAGCGCTTTAGAATGCCAGACTGCTGAATATCAGCAAGGAGCCTTGCAGAGCCTTGAAATCGGCGCAGGGTCTTTGCATAGGCACCCTTAACAAACTTTCCACCTGGGGATTTAATAACTACACTTCTTGATTTAGGGATAAAAACTGGGTCTCCACTTTTTGAGTAAAAGAATAAAGCGTTTGCACTTTTTGCTTTAATTGTTACAGGCTTTCCTTTTTCCATGACATCTGCCTTAAAGGTAAACTTATGTCTTTTCTTTGTTCCTGGAGTTAATGGTACATAGGTTCTTGATTGTCTAAAGTCTGAACTAATAGCAATGACTCCTGGCTTATATGTAGATTCTATCTTCCATAGTCTTCCAGTAGGCTTTCCTAGCTGTCCCCACTCATACACATGGTGCATTGATGCTGGGCTAAGTCTAGCCTCTTGATCAATAAATGAAGACAGGGACCTCTTTGCGATACTAGCAAATGCTTTTCCTATTTCGGTATTTATCATTGCATCATTTGGGGCTTCTGCGACTCCCTGCATGTAAGCCATAGAGTTATTTATTGCCGCTACTGCATTTGTTTTAATTTTAATTGAGGGCATTCTGAATGTCGCTCCTCTGAATTGTTGTCTCATATTCAAGTATCTGGCCAAACCCATCGATAATAGGAGTTGATCCTACTATGTCAAAGATGGTGGAGGGATTGCCTGATATCTCTGCTTCTTCCCATAGAACAAGTCCGTTTAGATCACGTATGTTACTAATCTTAGAATTACGTGGAAGCTTGACCAAAGTCATAACCTTTAGAATTTCTTCTACCATATATCTTGAGTCAACAGTTTTATCATTAGATGGACTTCTAACTCCAGAAGATATAATTGATTTAGCTAGACATGAAAGAGTCTCAGTGTATATCCACTTTCTCTTTATCTCTCCACTATTAGTATCTTGATCTATTTGAACTCTATATAAGTCAAGTTGCATAGCGTATTTAGCTTCAACTGAATATGAGCCTATCATTAGATTACCGCCATGTTAGTAGACTTGTACTCATCAAGGAGTTTGTCTACGTAGAAATTACCTGTCCCTCTGAAAGCTAGTTTTGAGAACTGCATATCTGTATCACCGAATGAAACGCTATTAACGTATCTGGCTCTCCAAATATTATCCTTACCAAAATAATCTTTCATTAGCATAATTACAGCTGCCTGTACTTTTTCTGGTACGCTCTTATATCCAAATACGCCTGTTACGTCATATCTATATCCGCCATAAAAGCTTCCAGTAGAAGGATATACGATATCTTTCTTTCCACCCTCATTAATGTCATCATCAGAGATGATTCTAAGAGAATGATTTGTGTCTGTAATTTCTACAGAATGACTAAATAGATTAATATTATTTGTTCTATCAATAACTACCTTATTATTTTCCTTGATTACGGTATAGGATAGTATTCTTTCCCCCAAGAAAAGGACATCTGCATCCTGCCCATAAGCTGAAACACTTCTTTCCTTCTTGCCAAAATCTACGCCTGTGTAGTTCTGGACCATAAATCTTGCAAATCTTTCAGCATCTGCTACTTCATGAAACTTTATATAATTAGCTTCACCTTCATTACGCCCAAGATGAAGCTTGGTATAAGCTTCAGCCAAGGAGATGTATGGAGTTACAACATTGTAGTAGTTTATGCTACTCATAGCATTTCCATCTACAGAATAGGTCCATACAGCTTTGATCAACTTATCTGTTAATACATGATTGTCTATGATACGAAATGCGTATTTTCCTTCATCGTCATCCTCTGGAAGAGCATATCCGCTTGTTAGCAAAACGTCTGTATCGCCATCATAAATGGTAACTGTAGGGTTTAGGTCTGCCAATCTAATTTCATCTTCAACATATATGTCTAGATAGATGTCTTGAGTCTGGCCTGTATATAACTCCATTTATACTCTTAGGAGTAGAACTCCTGAGCCTCCTTCGGCGTAGCAAGGCGGAAGCCCTGTTGAGTATCAAATATTTCTTGTGCCTTCTTCTCGGTCATCACAATAAATGGATTATCCTGAGTAAAAGTAAATTCATTAACATCGTATCTAGGGTTCATTCGTTCCATCTTTACGAGGACCTGGCCTACCCCTGGAGTCTCTGGAGCTGATTTTGTAACACGCTCATCGACCTCTACATCAGCCTTATCAGCCTCTGTAAACTTAGCGTACATATCGTAGCTAACACCCTCTTCGGCTAGAAGGGCGATTAAATCTGCTTTATTCTTAGCTGTTTCATGCTCTACGGCAAAGGTCTCAGCTACCTTACGAAGCTCATCAAGCTTCAAACTACTAA